TTCGCCAATTTCGACACCTGCACCGTCTAGAGTAGAAACAACGGCTTTTCTCTCATCCATGAGTTTTTCATAGTCGCCTTTTTCTTCTCCTAATGGCATAGCGGTTTCCTTGTCGTCATCATCCATTTTTTCGTCATCCATTTTCTCGCCCATCATCTTTTCGTTCATCAATTTTTCTTTCATTTTGTCATCATCCATCTTTTCGTCACCTGTCATTTCTTCCTTACGGAGAGAATTGACTTCTGCCATCAAAGCGTCTAATTCTTCCAATGCTTTCTCTATTCGTGTCATATTTTTCACCTTATCTTTTGTTTTTTCTTGTTTTAAAATATCAAATCTTGCTTCTGGGTTTATTCCTTTTTCACAAATTGTAACCTCATGTAATTCAAGTTTGCTTATTTCGTTGTATTCACCTAGTTCTTTGTGACTCTTTTTCACTTTCTCTAAAGCCTGTCCTCCAATACTAAATGACCTCAACGAACCTTTCCTTATGCCTCTATTAATTTCTTTGGCTTTTTCTATATCATCCCTTAACTTAATTACTACAAAGAATCCAACATCATCTACTTCTGTTTTCCATAATCTCCCTGTTGTATCTCTATATGATTCTACTACTTCTCCCACTTGAACATTTGAATGATTTGTCATTACATTTCTAAACTTGGGGTTCTCCATATATTTCTTTACTGCCTCATTAAGTGCTTTGAGTGTGATTAAATCATTTTGCTTATCAACGATTTCGATGCTTGCATATCCTCCAATCATTAAATCGTTGCTTTTGAGAATCCTAAAGTCTGTTGTTTTGTTTGCCAATACCGCAGACGACATTCCTCTCAAAGCCTAATTAATCCAACGACTATATAAAGAACACACTGTTTTTTTATTCAGGTAAGGGTGTTTTAGCAAATTTATCTTCATAAATGTTCCAAATACCCTCATCACCTTCAGTATCAGCAGGTTCTTGTTTATAGCCAGTCCAAGCCAACCACATCTTTTTCTCTTGAACAGGTAAATAACGAATATGTAATTTAGTTTCGAATTTGTTTCCTTTTAGGAAATATTCGTGATATCCGTTTCTTTGAACTCCTAACTCGATATTTCCCGAATCAATCACCTTTCCTTGTTCTAAACTTTTAGAAACTTCAGCAGGATATTTTCCTGCCGCACCAAACAAATCAAACAACTCTTCTTCATCATCTAATTGTATAGTCCAAAACATAGACTCATCACCGACTAATATTCCAAAAGAAACATTACCATCTTCTCTATCGTATATTTTGAATTTACCTGTTCTATATTCTTTAGGAGTTTTATAGGCTTTTAGCATAGCATACTTATCTGTAAAATCCGAACCGAAGCCCATTTTACATCTATCATATTCTTCTACTATTTCTCTTGCCTTTGGTATGGCTTCAAGTTGCCTTACTAAATCTTCACATTCAGTATTCATTATTACTACTTCTGCTAATACTTGTATCTCGTCTACGGTTGTAAGAGTGACTCCGTTCCGTTGCTTATAATCATCAATAAACTGCCTAGCGGTAGGGTCATCCATAAGATTTGTTCCTCTTAATGATTCTAAACCACCTTTGACTCCATGTAGATATTTTTGTTTTAAATCATTACAACATTTATCTTCATCAGTAGAAGCATAAGACATAGATACCATAGGTATTTCTTTTTGCCTTTCAATAGTTATAGGAACATTACGCATTGGTTCTCCGCCTCGATTTGCCAATTCCACTAACGCTCCCATAAATGATTTAGCGATAGTATCTTCCTGTAGAACTTTGCTAGGGTCTACTAAGAATTTATTTCCCTCTTTTTCTAATCCATCTCTTTGGGGAACAAAATCAGCAAGGTTTGTTTCTTTTCCTTGTAAAGTATCTTCATAAAGAGCAGGATGTTTTCTATTTAGAAACTCATGAGTTTCTTTGATAGTTCTTGGTTTTGGTCTTAGATAATGGTATAAAATTAATGCCAAATCATTATTTTTACTTTTCATAACTTCTTCTGCTTGATTCTTCCACATATCTAAATCAGCCAAAGCATTCTTAGACATCAAATTATTCTCTTCAAAACCATATAACACAAAGCCACTAGTATCGTATTTTGCTATAATAGTGGTTTCACCATGAATATGGTCTGTAACTTTGATTCCTTTTTCTAAAGCAACCACATCATAATTAAGTGACTTCTTAGTGTCTTGTGAAAGTATCTCTAAAGTAATCGGTTTATCAGGATATTCTACTTCGGGAACTTCTATTACTTTAGCAGAAAATAAACTATAACTTTCTCCCTTTTTCTTAACTTCATCAACCTTTACTCTAATAATATCTCCGACATCAACATTAATTTTAGTATTGAGTGCCTTACCTACATTCATATAATTTTGACCCTTTATTTCTACTAATCCTGCCACATCTTGTAATACTGGCCCCACTCCTACAGAATATGAAAATAAATTACTCTTGGTTTTGTTTTTATCTAAAACTATTACATCTAAGTCTACAAAGTTTTTCCACTTTATCCATTTAGGATTCTTTTTAGTTCCAATATAGTATGTTGAAGTAGCGTCTTTTATTACCACTCCTTCTGCTGTTGGTATTTCCATCATTTCTTTAGAATATTTTTCTAGGTCTTCTAAATTATCTGCTTGTCTAGTATCTTTCTTAGAAGGATAAGCAATTGCCTCGCCACTCTTAGCAGAATAATTATTGAAAAGAATAGTCATCCTATTAGACAATTCTTCATCAGTCAAAGTTTGTGATTCGTGCCTCATAATATCAAAGACATGACATCTTAATTTAGCATCTTTATATTTATTTTTGAATACATGGGCGATAGTATCTGCCCTGTGTAGTGCTTCATCACCATCAAATAATATTAACTCACCATCTAGAATACAATCTCCATATTCTTTTTTGTTTAATTCTTGAACTTGAGCAGAACATTTATCTGTAATATTTTTCTCGTTGTAAGAGTAAATTGTAACTTTACCATCTAACTTATGTAATTGTATTCTCATACCGTCATATTTTTCTTGAACATACCAATCACCACTAAATCCCTTTAGTTGCTCAATGTCTTCTATTTCAAAAATCCTATACATTGGTTTGTTAGGAACAATAAAATGTGAGAGAGACTTTTCTTCCTTTTCTCCATCTTCGTTCTTTTCAATCTCTACTAACTCTTCCCAATCTTCTTCATCATTTCTAGAGAAGAAAATGGTTTCTAAAATATCCATAGCGGCCTTTACTTTTCCTTCAACTTCCCTAGAATCTTTGCCGTCTCCATAGTGTTCAATAATATACAGCCCTATGTCGTCTGCCTCTAGGTCAAGTCCGTCAAGACCCTCCGTTATTGTGTCACTTTGCATGTCTTTTATTGCTAATACATCCTTTGAAAGTGCTTTATTATCGCTTCTTAGTGCATAATGCACAAATTTAACCATAGTCTCCGGATTACTCAATAATTCTTCAAGAACATTACCTTTGAACATATCAGAAAATGGGTCAATTACGATTTTAGAAGTATATCTTAAAAGTTTAATATCTTCAAAGAGTTTCTGTGCTTTTAGACTTTCAGGATTCTTTGTGTCTTTATCTTTCAAATCTTCTTCTTCAATAAATCTCTTAAGTTCTTTTCCTACTGCATTTAATTTTTCATATGATTCTATAATCATATCTACAGCATTTTGCCATCTGCTACTGTATTCTTTCGGGTCTTCTTTTGCTGATAAATAGGCGACTCTAGTTTTTTCAAACAATCTAAGTATTTCTACCGAAGGTTGCTTATCCTTCTCAATAGAGTCTAGTTTCAAAATGACTCCCTGCCTAAAATAATTAGTCGTCTAATTTACTTTTTTTAAAACTCTCACCCGCAGTAGCATGACTATCTAAACCAAAGCCGGAGTGTTTTCCTTTTGGTTTCGTTTCTAGATTTACATTTTCTGCTTTTGGCCTTGTTACCTTTACTGCTTCGGATTCATCTTTCAATTCGCTTCTATTATTATCTATTAAGGATTGGTATAATATTTCTTTAGCGTTTCTAGCCTTTTCTATTGCCATACTTATTTTTCTTTCTTCTGCTGTCACTCTTTCGGGCATTATTGTCCACCTGCCTTTTCTACCATTTTGTGAATATCACTCCAATCCATATTAGAAACATTTTCCATAGAATTTTCTCCTCCTATGGTGCTTGTCATAACAGGAGTTGGACTATCAGTAACAACATATCCTGCCTTCATAAGTAGGCTATCTTTAGCATAAATTGTCTTTTCAAGTGCCTCTACCTTTGCTGTTAAGGCTTTGACAATCTCAAGCATTTCTTCGTTTATTGTTCGTTCTTCGGTCATTCTATCTTCTCCCGTTCTTTTTTACCACTAGGATATACTAAGTCTCGTAACTGACGATACAATAATTCATACTCCTTACGAAGTTTGGTAGCCGTGGCTACAATATCAATGTTCCGTTCATCCATAGATTTCATTTTTTTATTGAGTTTCTTATCGGATTTCATTAAATCTAATTCTTTTAGAGAAGAAATCAAATCCCCCAACTTAGTAAAGTCTTGACCAAAAAATTCTGTTGGTTCAGCCGCCTGTAATGTTTTCTTTAGTCTTTTTTTACCCTTAGCATCTAAAGAATCTAATATCTTTTGTGGGCTTTTTGTTTTCTCTTCTTTGAATATTATCTCTCTTCCATCATCATAATAATCCCATGTCATATTTATCACTCCAACATTCCTTCTATAATGTTTAATTTTTGTTCTAGTTCTTTGACCCTGCCAATAAATCTCACGGTTAATGAAGATATTTCGGAAGTCTTATCCATACTAATAGAGCCGAATCCCGATGTAAGTTCAATAGTTTCACTTTCAATATAGTTCCTTAATCCATCTTTAAATTTGTCTTCTATTTCGTCAAATTGTTTAAGTAATTGTTTTAAGTCATTTACTGTTTTTATTCCTATCAAAATAACTTTACTTATCTGTCTTTTAACATCTTTAGACACAACAACTTCCGAATCTATTTTTCCTACAATTTTTTGCAGTCTTTCCAATGCAGGTTTTGCTTCTGCTACAAAGTTAGCCTTATTGATAAGTTCATTCAGTTTAGCCTCCTCTTCTTCTATTTTTTCAGCAAAATCTAATTGTGCTTGCTGAACATACTTGTCTTTATTCTCGGTTATGTCCTTGACCTTAGCCATTAATGATTGTAATTTAGCATCTTTATCTCCCTTTATCTTTCGCCTTTCGGTATTGATTAATTCATTAATGCCTTGTCTAAGTCTTCTTACCTTGCTTGCTATTATTTTATCTTCGTCTTTTTCCATTTCTTTTAATTCGGCAAGACGGTCTTCTAACAGATTTTTTTCTGTTTCTATTTTGGCTAAATCTCTCATGGCTGTTCTGAATTTAGGAAGGTATCTTCTTTTGATTGATTCTACATCACCTAATTTTCCTTGTAAAGCATCCATGCTTACCATTAATTCATCTCTTCTTTTAGGTCTATCTATTACGCTAAGGGGTTCATATCCTTCAACGCTAGCAAAACAATATAGAAGAATATCTATAGCAGTAAAGGTAGTTCCTTCTACATTAAATGTTTTTAACGCTAAGTCTCTAGCCTCTTTCTCTAATTTATCAATATCAAAAAAGTCATCCTTCCCGTCACCGTAAAATAGTTTTCCTCTTTGAAGAAGTCCCTTGAATTTTTTTGTTAAGAATTTAGGTTGGCCTTTCAATGCATTCATTTTATTAATTATTTGTTCTGCTCTTTTTGGATTAGTTCCGAATCTTCGGTATATTTTTCTCCATCCTGTTCCTTCTATCTCTAAATTACCATCTGTTAATTTTAGAGTAACCTTATCTAATAGTTCTGCTACATCATCTAAAGAATCAAATAAAACAGATATTTCTTCTACAGCAAATTTTATTCTTTTTTCTCTAATGAGCCTATCTCTTTGTTCACCGCTTCTAATGTTTCTATCTGCTGATAGCGATGCTTCTTGCTGTAAATCTGTTTTTGGAGCAACATAATCTTCTTCTTCGCTAGCCCTAGCAGACCCCGCTTCATCTTTGGCCTTTTGAATATATTTTCTATATTCTATCATATTATTTGAATTGATATTTCTTTCAAGTGATTTTTTAATTTCACTAGCCGAAGCATGTTGTTCTACTAGTTTAGTAGTCTCGTCATCTAACTCTACTTTACTCAAAACATACAGTAAAGATTTATTTTTAGATAACTGTAAAAACATAGCATCGCCTCAAAATGGAATATTCTCTCTTCGATTCTTTTGCTTTGGCGGTAATGTAATTACATCCGGAACATCTGCCGAATGCAGTTTCTTTTTTACCGTTGTATCAGCAGGAATACCTGCTGTAAAATCTCTACTTGGTTTTAGTTTAGCGTTCTTATTAGCATTCAATGCTCTTACTTGTGCTAATTCTTTCTTTAATCTAATTTCTTTTTGTCTGCTATCTTCTGTCATTAACCTGTCCTCCTTTCCGTTCTTCTATCTACATTTTGATTTCCTGCATCTTCCGGTAATCCTGTTAATCTCTTATCGGGGCCTCTACTCATAGAAGGTTTATTTCTTGTTGTTGGGGGGTTCTCTTGTGGCTTACTTAACTGTTGCTCTTGCATTTGCCCCAATTGAGAGGCATCTATGTTAGTTCCTGCATATGGGTCTGTTTCAAATTTACCACCTTCTTTTTGTTCTTCTCCTTCTTCCGGTTCTTTTGGTTCCGGTTTAGAAAAAGTAAAGTTTCCATCTTCATCCATATCAACTTCAAATCCTAAATTCTTAATTGAACCTGCAACATTTACTTCTAATTCTCTCTTTCTTATTACTGCAATTTCATCTTCTTCTTCGCTTGGGGGCAGTTTCAAGTTCCAATCAGTAATGCCAAATTGTTTTACAAGGAAAGGAAACACATAATTATTGTAAACTGTTTGTGCCTTTTGAACTGCTCTATTAGTAACTAGTATTTGCATACCTTCATTATTCAATCCGCCACTTGTAGTATTATCAGCCATGAAGACTTTACTTACACCATAGAATGCTGAAATTCTATCTCGCAAATCATCCTTAACAGAAACATAATCCATTTCTTTTAGACTGTCCATGAATTTAATCCACTCAACAGCCCCCTTACCGCTTTCCGATTCTATACCCATAACAGGAATAAAGTGAGGGTCTGTTTCCATTTTTTCTTTTACTGAACGCCAAAAAGAACGCATAGAATCCATGTTTCTAGTTTGAACTGCAAGCAATCCTCTCGGCATTCTGCTCTTAGTATAAGATGAATTAACATAATTTTCCATAGCAATTAGTGTCATAATATTGTTAAATAGAGTTACAATAGGAGACATTCCATATAATCTAGAAGGACTATACTTACTAAAGTGCAAAACTTCCCCCTTCAAGAAATGTTGGTCTTTGCCATTTGCTCTATTCACATAATGAACGGGAAACATATTTCCTCCGCATTGGTCGCAAATTTCATGAGGGTCAGTAGTTATTTTATCTCTATGATTAACGCAAGTAAAACCTTTAGTTCCTCTTTGCCCCAATTCATCAGCATAGATAAACATGGTAACAGGGTCGCCACGATAAACTTCCTTTATCCTGTGCATTCTTATTTTGCCATTACCGTCAATAAAATACTCTTTAACTAAAACAATGTAAGCATCATCCATTATATTCAAGTCATCTTCTAATTCTTGTAAGACATCAATGAATAGTTGTTCGGACTTATTGACATAGCCTTCAATAAACTTTTCAGCATATTCTAATTGTTTTACATCGGGTTTCTTCAAATCAGTAGAGCCGCATCTTAAACACTCATTAACGGGTCTGCTATGCTCTTTTCCGCAAGAATTGCACCTTGCTTCATATGCCTTTTCCCACATATATCCTCTTCTAAATACCTCTTGTTTTAATTGGGTAATACAAGTTCTCGCTATGACAGATTGATTAACCAAATTATAAATAATCGGGCCAGTAATCATATGATGCTGTTGCCTTTCTTGTATTCCCATATTATACACGGTTCTATCCGCAGGTTTGGGAGTTTGTCGCCTAAATAGATTAGTTAGCCTAAATCTTCTTTTTTCCTCTACCATAGACTACACCCCTAAAATTTCCACAAAACACATCGGTTATAGAACCTTCGACATAAACGGTTTTCCTGCTTTAATCCAACATTCTTCGCAAAATCCAAAAGGGTAGACAACTTTAGCAACATAACAACATCCAAAATATCTAAATTGAGTTCTTTGTTTTTCTTCTACCCATTCCTTTGCATTCAAGCAAGTATTCCTCCGATATTTTCTAAGTCATCCATTGTAGACATCTTACAGTTATCTTTGTATTTCTGTATATCATCTAGATATATTCCTTCTTTTAGCCAATCATATCCAACATGGTCTTTATGATTCTCCCACTTCATCAGTTTGAAAATCTCATCACATCTTCCTTTATACCAATCAGCCTTCTTGTATGATTTTTTCATGCGTATGAGTTCTAGCAATAGTTTGGCATTACCCTTTTTTAATCTAAAATGAGGAAGACACTTTGTTAATAATTGCTGA